AGTATTAGCGCGAGCAAAACGATCGGCCAGACCGAGTTCCAGATCACCGCAGGCACTTCAGCGCCGGGCGCGGGCGATATGGAATTCCGCGTCGATCTGACGAAACTTGAGGGACATACCAATTGGCAGGTGATGCAGTTCCTGGACGAACTCAAGAACTACTTCGCCGGCAAAATCACAGCGGTGAACTGATGCGGCACTTACGGACGGTAATCGTTCTATTCGTCGCGTCGTTCGTTGCCGCGGCATGGGCATTTGCAGCATCGCCGACCCTAACCGCGGATGGTTGGGCGATCAATGCGCAGGGGACTACGGGGTCTCCCGTAGCGGTAGGCACCAGCACTCCCGTCATCGTGATGGCTCCGGCATCGGGACCGCGCTGTAATTGGGTGTGGAGTTGGACGGAAGGCGGGAATCTGCGCTGTTTCGCATTTCCGCCGCAGCTTGCCGCGCCAGTCGACACCCCAACGGCGACTCACGGTCTCATCATTCAACACGGCGCGGGCGTGGTCGATAACGCGGTCACAGGAGACCCGTCCCTAGGCTGGCAGTGCGTCTCGGACTCGGGGACCTTGAACGTTTCCACTGCTGAATTCGCCCATTGCCTACACAGGCCGGGGAATCCGTGAATGCCCTCGGACGTAGATATCGCGAACCTTGCGCTCACGAAGTTGGGCCAGCAGCGGATACTCAGCTTCACCGATAACGTCAAGTCGGCGCGCTCGCTGAACGCCATCTACGCGATGGAGCGCGATAATGAAATCCGCGCGCATCAGTGGTCGTTTGCGATGAAGCGTGTACTGTTGCCCGCCCTCGTCGATGTGCCAGCCTTCGGCTACAACCACGCATACCAGCTTCCCGACGACTATTTGAAACTGATTCAGGCCGGGCGCTTCTCGCCGGGCGGCATGGGGGACGTGATCTCACCCGGCAGCACGAGGGTGCTCGGCCTGGTCGTAGATGGGAGCGACTACCGTATCGAGGGCAGCACCATCGTGACGAACTTCCCGGCCCCGCTGGGCATTCGTTACATGCGGAGAGTCACCGACCCTAATCAATTCGATGCCTGTTTCGTGAAAGCGTTCGCAAGCCGACTCGCCATGGAAATGGCCGAGGACCTGATCCAGACGGCAAATAAGCGGACGCTCGCTCAGGGGGAGTATAAAGAGGCTATCATTGCCGCGATTCGCGCGAATGCTATCGAGCTACCGCCGGACCCGCTCCCGGATAATTCTTGGGTCATCGCGAGGTTGCCTGGATGAGAGCCCTAGGCATCTTCCTACTGGCGCTGGTGCTATGCGCACCGTCGTCGTGGGCGACAACTGGCGGTTGCGATAAGGCCACGCCTAGCGGTCAATTGACGGTCGGCCAGTTCTGCTTCGATTCAAGCACGCTTCTACAGTGGAATGGCTCCACCTGGGTCGCCGTCTCGGTAGCAGGACCGACTGGCTCTACTGGACCCACAGGCCCCACTGGCCCAACCGGTCCCGCTGCTGCGACTGGAGCCTCAGGAGCCTCCGGAGCCACAGGCTCGGGCGGGGCATCTGGTCCAACAGGCCCTTCAGGGCCTACAGGACCGACCGGACCAGCAGCCGCTACCGGCGCAAGCGGTGCCTCGGGCGCATCAGGTGCGGCAGGCTCCAATGGTTCCAATGGCGCAGCCGGTGCCACCGGTTCGACAGGACCGACAGGCCCGGCCGCAGCGACAGGTGCGTCTGGAGCTTCCGGGGCGAGCGGCGCGGCAGGTTCAGGAGGTGCGGCTGGGGCAACTGGTCCTACGGGGCCGGTCATCGCTCACGGCATATGCACCGCGCTCCAAACCTCGGCTACCACAGCATTTTGTCCCGTCGCGGGACAGCTAGCCTCAACGACTACAGAGGCGAACGCCCAGTATCCTTGGCCGTACACTCAGACATTCACGTCGATTACCTGCTTCGACACGGCATCCCCCGGTACGTCGAAATCGGACACCTTCACAGTTCTCGATATCGGCCACGTCTGCACCGCGAATCCGATTACCTGCGCAATCAGCGGCAATAGCGCGACGAGCTGTACGGCGACGGGGTTAAGTTGCCCAGTGACAGCAGGCGATCAGCTCGTCATCAAGGACGTGACAGTTGGATCGAGCATCAACGCGAGACAGGCAGCCTGCGTAATTTTCTGATGCGAGGGATTATCAATATGCGCCGAAATGTAGTACTGGCACTGGCCTTATGTGCCTTCCTTGCATCCGGGCTGGCCTATGCCTTTGAGCCTTTCCCGCCAGTGGGCGCGGGCGGTCCTACGGGCGCAACGGGCGCTGCGGGTGCGACAGGAGCTACTGGAGTCACTGGCGCAACTGGTCCCGCTGGCGGAGCTACAGGTGCCACGGGGCCTAGTGGTCCTACCGGTCCTACGGGTGCGACCGGAGCGACGGGGCCATCAGGACCCACGGGTCCGACTGGGCCTACCGGCCCGACCGGACCGACCGGCCCCACTGGGGCAACCGGCCCTACCGGAGCTACAGGCCCATCCAATGTCACCGAACAAATTTTCACTTCCAGCGGCACATACACGGCTACTGCTGGGACGGCATTTGTCATTGTCGAATGTATTGGCGGCGGCGGCGCGGGCGGTAGTGATGCCGGGGCAAGCTCAAGCAACGATTCAGGTGCCTCGGGTGGCTGCTCGGGCGGCTATTCCCGAGTACGGCTGACGGGTGCTGCGGCTACTGGTCAGACCGTCACGATTGGTGCTGCGGGCGCGACAGGCGCGGCAGGGAATAACCCAGGCGGCAATGGTGGGGATACATCACTCGGCACGCTTTGCGTTGGTAAGGGCGGCGGTGGCGGCGGTGGGATGACTGGTGGCACGAACGCGGCGACTGCATGCACACGCGCTGTAGCTGGAACGGGTGATTATGTACCAGTCGGGAATGCTGGCGGCATCGGAATGTCGGCTGGCATTACGACGGTGAACGTTGTGAGCGGGTTCGGCGCGCCTGGACCATTTGGGGGCGGGGCTCCCGGCGTCAACGTCAATACCGCGACGTGTACGTCTGGTGTTGCTGGAAGCGCGAATACTGGTGGCGGCGGGAGCGGGGGTATTTGTGTAGCTACCACCAGCACAACTACCGGCGGCGCAGGTGGAAGCGGCGTCCTAATCATCACGGAATACCAGTGAGTGTGTAGTGAGAGCTTCGCCCGGATTAGTCGCATTCAATTCTGGTGAGTTATCGCCTGCGTGCGAGAGCCGCACCGATATCAAGCAATACACGACTGGATGCTTCCGTCTCGAAAACTTCATCCCGATGGTTCAAGGTCCGGTGCGCCGGCGTCCGGGCACGCGTTTCGAGGCCGAGACCAAGAATTCGGGACTCGTATTCCTGATGCCCTTCGTCTTCAACGTCACCGAATCGTTCATGCTGGAGTGGGGCGACCATTATCTGCGTTTCCATCAGAACCACGCGCCGGTCACGATCGAATCCGCTCTCGGCCCGAATTGGAATCCCACGGTTGGTGGCACCACAGCGGACGGGGCGCTGACATGGACGAATCTGGGGTTTCCGCAGTGGCAACCGAGCACCGCGTACAATCTCGGCGACATAATATTCGACAGCAATAGCAAGATTCAGATTTGTACCCAAGCTGGGACATCGCTAACACCATTGTTCCCCGGTGAGCATCCGATCTGGAATCCGTTCCTCGGAGGTATTACGTTTGACGGCACGTTTTTCGGCGGGGGCGTCCAATGGACGAATCTCGGTGTTCCGCAGTGGGCTCCCCTCACGGTCTTTGCGGCATTAGCCGTTATCTATAGCCCTGTCGGAATTCAGCGGGTGACAGCGGGCGGCGGTGGATTAAGCGGTGTCGGTACGATCTCCTCTGTGGCCTACGAAATTCCGACCCCTTACGCCTTCACCGATTTGTACGATCCCAACGGCTTCGCCCAACTCGATTACGTGCAGAGCGCGGATGTCATCTACATCACACATCGGAGCACCAAGTTTCCCATCTACAAGCTGCTGCATTTCGGGAAGACGAACTGGAGGCTCGACCGTTTTACTGAATTCACCGGCGGTCCATTCGGCGACGCCAACCCGGGGACGAATCCAATTGTGTTCGCCTCTGGCGAGGACGGCACTGTTACCCTAACGGCCTCGGCTGACATCTTTGTTCCCAGCATAATGGGCGCGCTCTTCCAGCTTACGGAGCAGAACGTCCGCACTATCAGACCGTGGGAATCGACCAAGGTAGTAGGCAAAGGAAAGCGACGCCGCTTCAACGGAATTACTTATGAGGCGATGAACAGCGGGACGACCGGCACAATCCCGCCGACGCATATCAGCGGCGAGGCGTGGGATAACGGTGATACTGCGGGCATACGTTGGGCTTACCGCGATCCCGGATTCGGGTTCGTTCAGCTAATCGGGCGCGGTGCAGATCCGGCGGGAGGTACGGCTGTGATCACGGGTATCACTGCGGCCAATCCGCCAGTGGTGACCCTCGCGACCCCGCCGGTATTTGCCAACGGCGATCTTGTATTCATCAAAGATGTCGTCGGCATGGTCGAGGTGAATGACAAGTTCTATCGGGCAGCTAACATATCGGGGAACACTTTCCAGTTACATCAGGACGATATAGATGGTGACGGCACCGGTCCTAATGTGGACGGGACACTCTGGACCCCATACGCATCTGGCGGGACCGTCGATAATCGGCTCTGGACGGTAACTGCGAATGTGCTCGAACAACCACAGGCCGGTACGATCAACCGGCTTCCGCAAGCCGTCGTGTTCTCACAGAACGCCACCTCCAATTGGGCGGTCGGGGCATTCAATAACCGCGATGGCTTCCCGCAGACCGTTTCCTTTTTTCGCGGTCGGCTAGTATTCGGACGCCATGGTCAGGTATTCCTCTCGGTATCTGCGGACTTTGAGAACTTCTCTGCCTTGACGCCCGGCGGGCTCGTCACAGCCGACATGGCGATTAGCATCACGTTACCGACTCAGGATGCGATTGAATGGCTCGTCGAAGGGCGCGTGCTAGTGGTCGGGACCGCAAGCGGTGAACACGTCATTCAGGAGACGAATCCGTCCCAACCACTCGGGCCGGCCAATATTGCAAGTAAGGCGCAGATGCGCCACGGCTCGCGCGCCATCAAGCCTACATTGATCGGCTATTCGCTCATCTGGTCGCAAACCAGCGGTCAAAAAGTGCGACTCATGAAATACCAGTTCTTCACCGATCAATATCAGAGCGAAGACCTAGCCGCACTCGCCAATCACATTTTCGAGAAAAACGGCCCTCTGACGCTCGCATTCCAACAGGAACCGGACACCGTGATTTGGATGATCCGCAACGGGAACCTGAAATAGCATGGCAAATAATTGGTTCGATAGCGGCAGAAAGTACGCACTTGACGGCAATCTCGTTCCATCAGTGGATACCATCAAGGTATGTCTACTCAAAGATACCTACGTCCCGAACTTGGCGGCACACGTCCACGTAGATGCCCTCGGTACTAATCGGCTCGCAACAGATCAGACGCTCGCCGCCATCACGACAACAGCCGGAACATTGGATGCGGCAGATGTGACATTTCCGACAGTTGCTGGGGGATCTCTCGCGAAATATATAGCTCTCTACAAACTTATCGGCGATGGCAGTGTGGCCGATGTAACCTCGCCATTGCTAATGCTGTTCGACACGATATTGGGATTCCCGGTTGCTACGAGTGGCGTGAATATTTCGGTTCATTGGGATGATATAGCGCCCGGGGTTTTCAGGGTCTAGTTCATGCCGATTTACGATCCTGCAATACGCGGCGGCGGCGGTGGTTCGATAGGCTCGACCGGGGGCCAATCGACCGCGGCCGTTCCTAGGCCGCCCAACACCGCGAATAATGACCTGATCATTGTCACGGGCAATGTCAGCACCGGGGTCCAGATCAATCCGCCGGACGGCACGTGGACCCGGATTAACGCTATTGTCGCCGGGTTTCAGGCGTTCTGGAAACGCGCGAACAACGAACCTGCTAGCTGGACCTTCACATGGGATGCCGTCAATCGAGCATACACGTTCAATAGCCTAGCCGCGTATAGTCAAGGCGGTGGCACCATCAGCCTTGATACGGCGGCGATGTCGCAGGTCAATCCTGCTAACAGCAAAACCAGTGACGCCGTCACGCCGAGCGTGAATGCCCTCGTCCTCGTCAGTTATCTTGAATTCGTGGTCAGCGAGCCGGGACCGCCGATCGGCCCTGGTGGCCTCGCACAGGTTCAAGCGACTGGTGGTATCGGAGCCCCCAGTTTCTGGGCTGGCTATATTTACGTTCAGGGCGCAAGCAGTTCGGGCACTTTTATCGCGTCGAATAATGCTCTCGATCCAAGTTCTACCTGGTTTTGGGGCTCCGGCACATTCTCGCTGATTTCCAGCCTAGTCAACACGGCTCAACCGCCGCTGCTGACCGATGAGGCGATATTTAGCCCATCCACAACTGCGTATAGCGACATCCTATTCCGTAGCTGTAGCGGAGACACCGCGTTTGGGGTCTTTAGCGGAGCCGCGCTCAACCCGCTGCGACCGGATGGGGTGCAACCTGGCGACCTATTGATTGCGCACATCTGGTCAGATGGCACAGCCCCTGGGGAGGGGGCATTTCTATCTACTCCCGTCGGGTGGCTACCATTGCCCGGCACATATCTCGAAAATCGGTTTTCCACACCTGCCGCCTCATGGCTGTTTTATAAGGTCGCAGGGCCTACAGAATCGGATGTCGTCAGCTATGAATGGCTGCTGCCGCGGCCCACGTTAAATACGTGGACGGTCATCGTCTACGCCTTTGTTCATGTAGATCCAGCGCACCTCTTCAATGGCTTTAAAACTGCCACAGGCGGTGATGGCAGCCCACGAGCGCCGGGCTTAACGCCGGACTGGCGCAATGACGTATCGCTGCTGCTCTTTGCGGAAATCAATCCACTTGGCACGGGATCGTGGCCTCCAAGCCCTAATGCCCCGCCGGGTTATACTCTGCTGTGTGAACGGCAAAATCAGGGCGAATGGCAAGTAGGGTACCTAGGCACCCCGGATTCCTGCAATCCGGTGCCGGACGTATTTGCCTACACGGAAGCGCAACAAATCGCCCAGCTCGGAAGCGTCCGGTATCGGAATGCGTGGTTCGCCTATAGTTTACTACTCAAGAATAAAAACGTCGTCGGGAAATCTTGCGGACCGCCGCCGCCGCCTCCGCCACAATATCCTGGTGGCATGCGGGACGGTAACCTCGTTGGCTTCACTTTCAATGAGGAACAGCAGGTTATCGCGTGGCACCGGCATCCGCTAATCGGTGCATTGGAAACGATTGCCTGTATCCCGTCGCCTACCGGCAAGCAGGACGAATTGTGGATGGTCGTGAACCGCACGATCAACGGAGTCACCAGACGCTACATTGAATTTATGGCCCCGCACTTTCTCACCGGCGACGATTTAGCAACGCAGTCGCTCTATTCGGATTCGGGCGGCACATACAATGGTCCGCCGACGCGAGTGATTACGGGCATGGATCGTCTGGAGGGCCAGACCGTGAAGGTTCTAACCGATGGGAGTAGGCACCCGGACCGCGTAGTGACTGGCGGTCAGATTACGCTGGAGTGGGTGGCGAGCATCGTCCAATGGGGCCTGCCCCAAACATGTCGGCTAACTACGATGCCCCTCGAAGCGAACGTGCCTAATGGAACCGCCCAGGCAAAGGTCAAACGCATTGTGGATGTCACCTTCCGATTCCTAAATACGCTCGGCGGTCGCGCCGGGCGGGAAGACCCCGACGCCGAGTTGAGCGACCCGCCACAGACCATAATGGATGGACTGGAATTCCGCGACCCCGATGATCCGATGGACGAGCCACTCAAGGTCTATAATGGCTTATGGCCCGAGGAGACCTATGCGATGAACTGGCCCGCCGGTTCCGAAGTCGAAGGGCGCATGACCTACGTGAACGACGAGCCATATCCGGTGACGATTGTGGGTATCTATCCCAACTTTGAAATAGAGGATTAGTCTATAAGACGTTATATGAACTATCCACATCGCCCACTATGGGAACGCTTTACTTCCGGCTACGAGGTACTCGTCAATGGTTGCTGGAGATGGAGGAAAGGCCATACCTATGGCTATGGGAGGATGAGCATTGGCTGCCGTCCGGTCCGTGCGCATCGGTTTGCTTGGCAATTATTTAACGGCCCGATTCCAGCCGGACTCTGCGTTCTACATCGCTGCGACAATCCGCGTTGCGTGAATCCCGATCATCTGTTTCTAGGCACGCCGCTAGATAACTCGCGTGACATGATACGTAAGGGGCGTCAACGATATATCGGCGCGCCACCGCGCATTCCGGCAGAAACAGTGCACGCAATCCGTGCGGCCGAGGGCACGTATCAGGCTATTGCGGATCGATTCGGGGTGAGCCCGATGCAGACCTGGAAAATCAGAAACGGAGTCCAGCGAGCGAGTACGTGATGGCGGTTGAATTTAAAGAGAAGTCGACTCTCGGTGGCGGACGATCTATCGAAGTGCTGCACAGTGGAATGGGCACCGTCGGGCATATTCGCAAACATCCAAGAACGGGGGAGTATCGTTATTATGCAGGGCCCTCCAACATCCTAATGCCATCGCTTTCTCATAGAGACGTCGAGATACTCAAACGAAAAGTGGAAGCCACGCTTCCTGCGCATACGCCGGTTCGAGGGCGGAGGTTGGGTTGAGGGTCGATGCGAGTGGAGAAGTTACAACGCTGGCATCTAGAGCGATTGCGCGACCGCGGAGTGGAGAACGTCGCTCTTATTCTTTCGCGAGAATCATATCTCGCCGAGCTCTCGATCAATGGATTCGCCGGCCTCGTTGCTGAGGGGGTGGTAGCGGCTATGGGACTATGTGAACAAAATGCTGGCAATTTCCGCTGTTGGGCCTTTACCGATCCCGAATTGGCGAGTCGGCATTTTGTATCCATCTGCAAACTCGTGCGGGCGTATCTCGTAGAATTCAAGGCTCCGCGTATTGAGACCATCGTCTACATGGGCAATGTCAAAGGCCATCGATGGGTAACTGACATTCTGGGTTTCGAGACCGAGGGCGTCATGCGCAACTGGGGCGAAGGGCGCGATGCTATGCTTTATTCGAGGATTTAATTGAATGGACCCGGTAACGATGGCTATCGTAGGGACCACAGCCGGCGTGATGGGGGCTATCCAGAGAAGCAACCAGTACTCAGCTCAGGCTAAGGCGGCGGATTATAATGCCACAGTTCTGACACAACAAGGCGTCTCGGAAAGCAATACGGCGGCCGCGAACATGGCGCAATCACAGCGCAGATCCGCTATGGCGCTCGGTGAACAGGCGGCAGCTTTCGGACAGGCCAATATCGGCACGGGCGGTAGTGTGCAGG